CATAGCAATGCCTATTGTTAGTTCGCCAAGTAATTTTCTTCTTAACTGCTGGTATTTGTTATATGCTTCTTGCTCTGTCATTTTTCCATACGGAGAATCTTTACCAGCTTTGTAGTCTTCATATTCTTGTTCTAGTACAGACAAATCTACATAGTATTCTCTAACAAATTCTAAACCTACAGCAGTTTTTAGCACAGTCATTACTACATCAGGAATAAATCCCATTCTTGACTGTGCTGCTGCCTTCATGGCACTGTTAGCACCGCGCATTTTTAAGTAGGCTTTAATCTTATCCCAACCAACTTTACTGTCAGGATCATATTTTCTCAAGTTTATTTTTTCTATCTTGTCTACTGCTTTTTCCAAATTGGCAAGACGTTCAGTTACTTTACCTTTGAGCCAGCGACCACCTTTACTCTGCCATGATTTAGGAATAAGTTTAAGTATACCTACTTTACCTAGCTTGGCAAATCCAGGTGTAAACATTAAAATGGCATCAATCCATAAATCTTCCCATTGCTCATCTGTGATAGCTTCAGGATCTTCGTTATATTTTCCAATGAATTTATATATTTCGTAGGCACTCCAAGCACTCATACCTACAGATATCGCAGTGATAATCGTACCTATTCCAACACCTGCTATTACAAGAGGTACTGCTTCATTTAAAGGTTTTGTTCTTTCAGCAATTATTTGATGGACTTTCATAATATATATTTATTTAAAGATGAACTGCGTTCATCTGTTCTTCGCTCACGCTCGAACTATTTTCTTATTATTAATGCGAAGCATTTAAATATTATCTAGATTGTTCAGTCACACTTTGACTAACATACGCTAACATGCTAGCAAACGTGGGGCTTATTTCCCCTCCTTTTGCCTTTAATTTTCCTTTAAACAACCAAACCGCGGCAGCTTTGCGATCCTCGTCCTGTAAAGGATAGTGGTTGAGTACTCTTAACGGCAAGAGATTTCCGTCCCTGCGACCCGAGGTCCAGGTATAGAGCGCATGAAATTAGCCTGCGCCAGCTTTAACCGTTTAATTGTTTGCCTTTAATGTGTGAGCCGTGTACACGAACAGCAATTTGTCCGTTATAGTAGTCGTCTGATTCTAATACTCGCCTGGAGAATTGCTCTCTTGCCTCGATATAACTACATTCAGCCTTTGATGTGCAGTAATAAATTATCTCTCTTGTGAAATTTTCTCTGCCTAATTGTTCTACGTCTTTGTTTAATTGGTCGTTTGAGCCATAGTATTCACGCCAGTCAGAATCAATTTTGGATTTTATCCGCTTTTTCTTCTTGTTGCCGTTTTTGAGTTTTACTGTTTTATAAGTTGTTTTAGAAAATTTTGCTAATTTCTTGCCTATATATTTTCGACCAGTGATGTTATTAGTGATACAATAGACGAAACCTATACATTCTTCGGGTAAAGTTTCTACTATTGTGTTTTGATAATACCATGACATCAACTAGTTAGTTCTTATTGGCCTTTTGGTCTTTTAAAAGTGATTCTCTATACTTGGGACTTTTAACTTTTGGTTTAGTTGCTCTGATTGCCTGTATTTCTTCTCGCCTAGTAATTGTTAAGTCTCTTATTTCAGCTAAGAGCCGTCGTAGCTCAATACCAGCTACATGAGTTTGCCTAGCCTGCCATTTCTGGTGTAGCTTATAGTACTCGTGTACCTTTCTCATTAAACTGGTATGTGCGTCTTCCATTAACCTTCAATTTCTAAATCATTAGCATAGCTAGTGAATCCATTTTCTTTAATCACTTTAAGTACATTGTTCACTCGTCCAATTAATTCGTCCTTGTGACTGATTAAGTAAATGTTTTTCTTACGTTCCCTAGCCATCTTCTTTAAGACACCTAACGCATTTTCCACGCCAGCGGCATCTAATCCATTGTCGATAAGTTCGTCAATGAATAGCAAGTTAATACTTTGATACAAACTTTCCCACACATCTCTGAAACTCCAACTTAATCCAAGGATTAAGCGATTACGTTCGCCTCGACTCAAGTTATCAAAATCTAGATCCTGCCCAAGTTGCGTAATTTCCACAGTTAAGTCATTTTGAAATACAACAGTATGCGGTAGTCCCATCTTGTCGAGATAGTAGGTTAATCTGTTATTAAGATAGGCTAAATTCTGATCAATGATCTTTTTCCGAATAAAGCTGTCCTTACTTGTGAGCAACTTGAGCAGAAACTCTTGATGATCTTTAAGCACATTGAGATTGTTTATACTATCCCATGTAATTTCTTGAAGTGCGGTGTTGCGTAAATCGTCAATTTGTTCTTGATAAGGATCTTGTTCTTGTTGTCTAGTACCCAAGGCAGTTTCTAAACTAGCTAGATTGTTCTGATGTTTAAGTGCTTCTTCAACAGTATCGTAATAAGTCTTTGGTCTGCCGTTGATATCGCCGATATCTTCTAGCTCAGTTACAATGGTAGCATAGCTATCACTGAGACTTTGAAGGTAAGTGTAAGCATCTGCTAGATTCTTTTCAGCAAATGCGGTCATTTCTTCATGCTTGTGCGTGTGTAACTCTTGTTCACAAGCTGGACAAGTATTATTTTTTAGTTGCTCTATCTCTTTATTGTACTTGGTTACACTTTTATCAGCTTGAATCAACGCAGTTTCAATTGTGGCCTTTTCTTTATTAAGACTTTTTATTTTAGCTGCCTGCTCGTCGTATGTTTTTAACTTGGCATGGGCTTCGAGTTCTCGTTCAATGTCTACTGACTGTAGCTCTTCGATGGACTTAGTGATTTTATCACAGTCTGTTCGTTGTTGAGCATACCAAGCACTCTGTCTTGTTTCTAATCCGGTAATGCTTACTTGAATTTTTTCATTGGACTTTTTTGTAGCCTCGATATCTGCGTTCTCTTGATAAATTTGATCCTTTGTTAAGCGTACTTGTTCTTTAAGTGCCTCTGCTTTTTCACTTAGCAAAGTAATTCCTAACAGTTGCTCGATGATAGCACGTTGCTCATTGGCTTTCATACTAAGAAAAGGTTCTGTGTAAGTATTCAAAGCTAAGATATGCTTAAACATATCGTGGCTCATACCCATTAAGTCATCAAGATCCTTTTGAGTTTCTCGCATGTCACCTTGACTGTCATCAGCTGAATCACTAGAGTGTTCTTGATCATTGACATAGAACTTCATAATAGCAGGTTTACGCCCACGTTCGATTCTATATTGATTGCCTTCTTTTTCAAAACTTAGTGTGACCAGCATGTTTTTGCCATTGATCTTATTAATCAAGTTATCTTTCTTGATGTTAGTCAATGCTGTGCCGTATAACGCATAAGTTAAAGCATTGATGATAGTAGTCTTACCGGTGCCGTTACGACTTCCACTGTCATCCCCGCCCTGATCCAAATTTTCACCTAGTACTAGGGTAAGTTGTTCTTTACAGAAATCCACTGCTTGGGTCTGATTGCCCACGCTCATGAAATTTTTAACGGTTAATTCTTTAATTTTAATTGTCATAGGCTATTATAGATACTCAACAAAACTTTACTGTCAAACGTGTCGCTTTCAATGTTAACTAATTGATTGCTCACAATCTGATCTACACTTTCAAATGCTTGTATGTTGATATCGGTATTAATTTCAACTTCTTTCTTTTCAGATATTAGTGTTAGTTCCCTAATATCATAATCGCTAATAAATTTTTCTTTAATAAAACTTGCTTCTTCGTAGCTAATGTCGATGTCTAGACTTACACGAAGGTGCATCTTGCTAGTAATTAATGTATCTGCTTCATCAATCAGTTGACTTAATTTAATAGTTCTAAATTTAGGACAATCACTCCAATTGATATATTGTGGCTTACCGCCCCATTCTAAAATCATCATACCGCGTTCGTCGTCCCACGCATCGGCATAGTTGTGCGGAAACGCATTGCCAATATAGTGCATATTTTGACGTTCTTGGCGTTTATGAAAGTGCCCACTGAATCCTAATTCATAACCTTTAAAACTATCTAATTGTATTTCACCATGATCAGGCATCTGTACCATAGCGTTCATAAAGAAACTAGGCAATTCAAAATGTCCAAATATGTATTTGCCACCTTTTTTACCTATGCTTCGCCATTCATCTCCAACCAGCCACGGACACAGTGTAACATCGCCCACAGTAATAGGTTCATGTACCACAGTAACTCCTGGAATGTACTTGCCAAATTCTACTGAGTGAATGTCGCGTTTATCTTTATAATAAAGATCATGATTGCCAGGAAAGAAGAAAAACTGATCAAAAGCCTGTCCAAGTTTCTCGAGGGCTCTGAGGCTGTAATCCATAGTAGTAATATTAAGACTATTACGGTTGTGATGCCAGTCACCCATAAAAATACCTGTGTCACAGCCTTCCTCCTTTGCTTTAGCAATATACCAGTCAACAAAATCTTCGCAATCTTGATTATGTGTCTGACTGTTTGACTTTAATCCAAAATGTATATCTGTAAAACAAGCAACTTTTTTAAATAGATTACTCACCTGATTCACCTTCAAATCGTTTTAGCGCATTGGCATGGTCGCCTGCACCCATTCTAGTATAACTTGGATTCATACCGTTCATTTCTAATAAGTCATCTCGAATATTTTGATTACGTTTTTCTAAATTAATAATTCGAACAAAACTGTTAGTCACTGCTGCCGTAAAATAAGCAAACGGATTATCACTTTTACTTTCATCAAACTGTAATCCAATTTGGGTTAATTGTAAAATAGCTTGACCTTTCATTTCATCGTTATAGGTATAACCTCGAACGTTGCCTCTTGTTGCGTATCTTTCGCACAATTTGATATACATGCGGGCTAGTGTATTTGTAATTTGCCCGTGATCCTTATTGAATTTTCCAGTTTCTAAGTCACCCTTCCAGTGCGACTTTCCAACGCACACTAGAATATCGTTTTCGTCGAACTTCCAATGTTGGAAAGGTGGAAAATTAACCTTATCTCTATGATCTGCCACAGTCTTTGGATTCTTTTTACGTGTGCCGTTTAACGGAATATGGTCGAATGACATAATTCTAAAGATAATATCTGTTTTAGCAATCTTTTTATAGTCAACTTCGCAGTCTGCTTGTTTGACTTTTTCTCCGGCAGCTTTACGTCGAGCGTATGCTTCTTGGCTCATACGTTTAGCTTGTGCTCGTTTAGCTTCGGCAATAGTTCTGATATTAATTTTGTCAATCGTGGACAATATCAAATCATAACGATGATATTCTGGTTTGGTAAATGAGCAGAATGTATTTTTGCTTTTATGTATTTCTTCTAATAAATCTTTATTGTTTAAGTAATTAACTTTCATACGAGTCCTAGGTTCTAGTACTATTATAAACTACCCAGATTATTTTGTCAACTAAATAGTTGACAAAAGGAGAAATCAATGGCAGATTTTGGATCAATATTGAATACAGCGACCAGTGCAGTTGGCGGTGCCCTGTCGACTGCGGGTAAATTAGCCGGTGCGCTTAATAATTTATCTAACCCAGCTGCCCTGATCTCGTCATTACGAAGTATCAATTTGCCAAAAGGTGGCGAAGCGGGATCAGCTGCCGCTGCAGATGTTGCCTTTGGAGGAGCTGATGCTAGCAGCGATTGGCGTGTTCGGTTAGCAATTCCTCCCGCATTTTCTAGTAGTCCAATGTTAAGCCCTTTGGTACAAGCTGGCGGGCTAGTGTTTCCTTATACTCCTAGTATATCCATTACTAGTAATGCCAGTTACGGCGAAGAAAATTTTACACATAGTAACTACGGCTTCGTCTACTATCAAAATAGTAGAGCAAACGCAATTTCGATTAATGGTGCGTTTAACGTTGAAGACGGAGAACAGGCAATGTATTGGCTTGCCGCAGTTCATTGCTTAAGAAGTGCCACAAAAATGTTTACCGGCGACGGCGACCTTCAAGGTAACCCTCCTCCTATTTTTAAATTAAACGGTTACGGCGATTATGTTTTTAAAAACATTCCAGTAGTTGTTGAAAGTTTTTCTATCAATTTACCAGCTGACACAAACTATATCAATACTAGTTCAGCATACACTCTCGGTGGTGAAGTCACAGGCGGCATAGGTGGCGCCTTAAGTTCAGTGGCAGGTATATCGGGTACCGCAGTTGGACTAGCAGGATTAGCAGGTGCGCTCGGCGCAAATAAAGCAGCTAACGCTTTAGGAAAAATTGGCGCAATTGGCGGCGCTGTAGCAGGCGTTGGTAAATTAATTTCAGGCGTAACTGCTCTCGCAGGTGGCGGCAGTTTTGCTACATCAGGCAACAGTTGGGTTCCAGTTAAAAGTGAATTACAAATAACAGTTCGTCCTATCTATAGTAGAGAAGCTGTACGACGATTCAGTTTACAGAAATTTGTTAAGGGTGATTATGTTAACGGAGGATACATCTAATGGCTACTACTTATACTAGTTCAAGTCCTTGGTTTAATACTCCAGTAATTCAAAATTATCTCGGAATACTGTCTATCAGACCAGTTAGCTCGGAGCCAGATGATTTTCTTTATACCATTGAACCTCAGTATAGTCATAGGCCTGATCTGCTAGCCTATGACTTATATGGTACGTCTAAACTATGGTGGGTATTCATACAACGCAATCTCGATGTACTTCAAGATCCAATATATGATTTTATACCGGGGGTAGAGATTTATATTCCTAAACGCTCAGGACTTTCGAAAGTATTAGGATTGTAATATGGGACTTGGTTTTGACTTAGACAAAGGCGCTACTGCTATTAGCAACATCGCCAAAACTGCTATCAATGATTCAGGACTGGCCAAAGGACTTTCGGCTGCTAGTAATAGTATTACTAGTGCTGCAAATGCTATTAAATCAGGATTGAGTATTAACATAAGCAGTATCACTTCTAGTTTGCCAGGTGTTGCTGAAATAGAAAACGCAATACAACAAGCCAAAAGTAATATAAACAAACTAGGCAATCTTGCTGAAAATGCTACAAAAGCTATAACACAAGTACCACTAGGAGCTAAACCGCCGTTTCCTAATATACTACATCAATATGCTAGCTACAATTATATTTTTACATTAAGTGTGCTAGATGATGCCAGTTTAAATTTTCCAAATGAGACTTATCGTAAAGGTATGTTAGGTCCTATTATTTTAAAAAGTGCCAACGGCAATCCTTCAGACAGAATACCTACAGCAAACAAGACAAAATCTAATCCTGATGGTAGTTTTGATTTTTATATTGAAGATGTACAAATTAATAGTTCTATAGGTTTTGATCAAAGTAGTGGTAATACTAATGCTACAGGTCTTAAATTTAAATTAATTGAACCCTACAGTATGGGTATGTTTTTTCAAACATTACAAGTTGCCGCAAAAAATGCAGGTCACGTAAATTATCTAGAAATGCCATTGTTGTTAAGTGTGGAATTTAAAGGTCATATTGATGCTGATTTACAAAATGTACAAATAGATAAAACAACAAAATACTTCCCTATCAAACTTTATAAATTTTCCATGAGAGCAACTGGCAAAGGCGCAGAGTATGATATTTCTGCCTATCCAGTTAACGAAAAAGCCTACAGTAAAGTTTATTCTGAATTAAAAACAGATGTTTCAATAGCAGGAAAAAATGTTGGAGAAATGTTACAGACAGGTGAAAAAAGTTTACAAGCAGTTTTGAATACTCGTTTACAAGAAGCAGTTAAACGTAAAGATGTTGTTATCGCCGATCAGATATTAATCAGTTTTCCTAAAGATTTAAAAACAGGCGATGCTAATCCACCTAGTAACGACTCTTCTTCCAGTGCTGGCGCAACTGTAAACCCTAATAGTTCATCTGGCAGCGGCATGGATTTATTTAAAAAATTAGGAGTTAAAACTAGTAGTATTAACAAAACACAAGTACAAGATGAATCAGAAATGAATGACATTGGTAAAAGCACAATGGGATTTAACTTGTATAATAAAGGAGCTACACCTTTCGCTAAAGATAATCTTGCCTACGATGAAAAAACTGGCACGTATAAACGTGGCGCCATTTCTATTAATCCTGAATCTAGTGAATTTAAATTTACCCAAGGCAGCGATATTGTCAATGCTATCAATCAAGTAATCTTGATGAGTGAATATGGAAGAACAGCTCTAAGTCAAATAACTCCTGAAGGAACAGTACAATGGTGGAGAGTTGAAACTCACTTATACTATATTCCTTCAGATGAAAATATTAAGAAAACAGGTGTTAAGCCTAAACTAGTTGTTTATAGAATTGTTCCTTACGCGGCAAGCGCCAGCGCATTTTTACCTCCTAACACTCCAAATCCTGGTACAGAAAAAGCCAAAGAAGAAGTTATTAAAGAATACAATTATATCTATACAGGTAAAAATTTAGATGTAATGGATTTTGATATAGAATTTAATGCCAGCTTTTTTACACAAATGAGTGCCGATGCTGGTAAAAACAGTGGAGATAAATCGCAAAAAGCAAACGCTGGCGCAGGAGTAGAAGGTGATCCTGATAATAAAACACCAGACGGCGAGAAACCCAAAGAAGGTCAGGTTCCTTCTACAGTATTAAAAGACGGAATTTTGACAATGACTGGCGGTAAAGGTGGCGGTGGTCTTGACGATAATGCCAGTATTGCAGCACGACAATTTCACGACAGTATTACTAGTAATACTAGTATGATTAATTTGAATCTAACCATACTTGGAGATCCATATTATATAGGAGACAGTGGTATGGGTAATTATAGTGCTGTAGCTACCAATAATAAATTTATTAACGCTGACGGAGCAATGAATTATCAAAGCGGCAGAGTATTAATTACAGTCAATTTTAGAACACCAATTGATATTAATTTAGAAGACGGTGTGTATGATTTTAGTACAACTGCAGGAGTTCCACAATTTAGTGGACTTTATCTTGTTACGCTAGTTACATCTAATTTTAGAAGAGGTAAATTTACACAAACTTTAAAATTAAGTAGATTGCCTAACCAAGAAGTTAAGAGTACCAAACCACCACAACCAGCGTCAACTCCTACAGAAAATGAATATTCTGATGTAGACGACGCAACCACCCAAGCAGAATTAGAAGCGTGGGCCGCCTCGGGACCGCAGTCAGCACCGCTAACTGATGATGAAATAGCAGCCAACAACGCAGCACTAGGCGATTTCGCAGGATAATAAATGGCAGAAGATACACGACAACCCACTGGTAGTGCCGAACAAAAGCCCGGCCCATTTTTAGCAAAAGTTATCAGTCATCTAGATCCTACCTACATGGGTGTACTTCAAGTGCAATTACTAAGAGAAGTAGGCAATGACGAAGCCAAAGAAGGACAGTTACATCAAGTAAAATACCTAACACCGTTTGGTGGACAGACTAATGTGGAGTACATTACAGAAGAAGATGACTATAATGCCACACAAAAAAGTTATGGCATGTGGTTTATTCCTCCAGACGTTGGAACTATTGTTATGGTTATCTTTATCGACGGAGATCCGCGTAAAGGTTACTGGATAGGATGTGTACCTGACGAAAATATGAATTTTCAAGTACCTGGACATGCCGCCACAAAATACAATATAGATGGCACATATGAACGAGTACCTGTTGCTGAATATAATAAAAAAGCAAGAGAAGCAGCAACTGATCCTACAAAAATTCTTAAACCAGCAAGTCTGTTACAGGATATACTAGACGAGCAAGGATTAATAGAAGATGACACTAGAGGTATAACAACTAGTAGTGCTCGTAGAGAAATACCTAGTATGGTGTTTGGTATCAGCACCCCGGGTCCTATCGACAAAAGAAGCGGCGCTCCTAAAGGTAAATTTGGAAAAGACGAACACAAAATTGCAGCAGGGTTTGTTAGCAGGCTTGGCGGCAGCAGTATGGTTATGGATGATGGAGATGATAAATTTCTTCGTCGTACTACAGCTAGCGAAGGTCCGCCTGATTACGCTGCTGTTGAACAAGACGAAACAGACGGTCTACCAGAAATTCCTCATAACGAATTAATACGTTTTAGAACTAGAACTGGACATCAAATCTTGATGCATAATAGCGAAGATTTGATTTATATAGGAAATGCTCGAGGAACAACTTGGATCGAGATGACTAGCGATGGCAAAATTGATATTTTTGCTGAAGACAGCATTAGCATACGTACCAAACAAGATTTTAATTTCTATGCTGACAGGGATTTTAATATTGAAGTAGGCAGAAATTTCAATTTAAAAGTAGGCGAACGCCATCAAACAGAAATTGGAACAGACAAAATCTTAATAGTTGACGCCAACAATTTTATACAAGTTGGCGGAACACACGACGAAACAATAGCGGACCAAACTAATGTTACAGTGGGCGGCGGATTTGACCTTAATACCAGTGGCGCAAACAAACTTACATCCGGTGGAAATATGGAAATTGCCGCTGCCAACACTACGATTTCTGGCGGCAACATTAATTTAAACGGCCCAGGCGCGGCAGCAGCTGGATCCGCCACTGTGCCTGAACCGTTAAGTACTTTTGCCAACCCAGATGAAACTGAAAGCACCGTAGACAGTATTATGCTACGCATTCCGAGTCACGAACCTTGGCCACACCACGAAAACTTAGATCCAACTAGTTTTAAACCTGATCTAACAGACAGGGAAGCGGGTAGCGATATTCCTGTACCAGAGTATTGGAAAAAATATTCCACTATAACTGATACTTTCTCCAAGGAGCTGCCTCCTGAGAACGAGGAGTAAATACTAGTATGACAGCCAATCAAAAATTATTCAACAAAGTAGTGCTAAAAGGCCCGTCTGGTAGAGCGAACGTACCAGGATCTAAAACTTATAAAGGTTTTAGTAGTGTTAGTAGCGACAGTAAAAGCTATAGTCTTTATGACTTAGCCCTAATCAAACAAGACATTATCAATCACTTCCACATTCGCCAAGGCGAACGATTGGAAAACCCAACCTTTGGTACTATTATATGGGATGTTCTATTTGAACCTTTAACTGAGGATCTAAAACAACTCATTGTTAAAAATGTTGAACAGATTATTAACTATGATCCGCGTGTTAATGCCAACAGTGTTATTGTAACTACATACGAAAGTGGTCTACAGATAGAGTGTACTTTAACTTATCTTCCTTATAACATACAAGAATCGCTTCAATTTAAATTCGACCAAGCGAACGGACTAATCGGCTAATTAAACTACCACATAATAAAAACCGATAAATATCTGTATATGGGAAGCAGATATGTCAGCAACAGATAGACAAAATAGATTACTAGTAGCAGAAGACTGGAAACGTATATACCAGAGCTTCCGAAATGCCGATTTCCAAAGCTACGACTTTGAAAATCTTCGCCGCGTGATGATTAGTTATATCCGCGAAAATTATCCAGAAGATTTTAATGACTATATTGAATCGAGCGAATACCTTGCCCTAATCGACATGATTGCGTTCTTGGGCCAAAGCATAGCTTTCCGTGTTGATTTAAATGCTCGTGAAAACTTCTTAGAGCTAGCAGAAAGACGTGAAAGTGTATTACGATTAGCACGCCTATTAAGTTATAAAACAAAACGTAACGTTGCCGCATCTGGCCTATTGAAATTTAACACCGTAAGTACTACACAATCAGTATATGACAGCAACGGCAGAAATTTAGCAAATCAAGTAGTAGCATGGAATGACCCAGCCAACTCCAACTGGTACGATCAGTTTATTAAAATTATCAATGCGGCATTACCAGCAACTAGGCAGTATGGAAATCCAGACGCCAAGCAAGAAATTTATGGAATCCCAACAGAACAGTATAGATTTCAAACAGTAAGTACTTCTGTACCAGTATACTCTTTTACAAAAGCAGTAGATGGTCGCAGTATGAATTTTGAAATTGTAAGTACAACCTTTGCCGGTAAAACTGAAATATATGAAGAACCTCCTAGTTTAGGAAACAGCTTGGCATTCTTGTATAGAGACAGTGGTCGCGGCAACGGTAGTTCTAATACTGGATTCTTTTTAAGATTTACCCAAGGTACATTGAATCAAGGTAGTTTTACACTTAGCCAGCCAGCAACAGATGAATCAGTTGACCTTGACGCAGTTAATATTAACAATAGCGATGTTTGGCTGTACAGATTAGATAACAACGGTGTTGAAAGCGAATACTGGGCACAAGTTCCTAGTTTTGAAGGCAATAATGTTATCTATAATAGTCTTAACAAG